CACAAGTGAAGTTAATAATGTAGTTAATTTTTATTATGCAAAAAGAATTCAAGACGTTGGAGCTTATACAAATGCAACAGATGTTCCATATAGATTTGTCCCATGCATGTGCGCAGGACTAGCTTATTATGTATCATTAAAACTTGCTCCACAAAGAACACAAGAATTAAGATTATTATACGAAGATGAATTAAAAAGAGCATTAGAACAAGATGGCTCTTCTTCAAGTTCATTTATAACACCAAAAACTTATTATCCAAATGTCTAATAATTCAAGAGGAAAATATGCTTACATGATTTCTGATCGTTCGGGTCAGAGATTTCCATATCAAGAAATGGTACAAGAGTGGAATGGTTCATGGGTTCATGTTAGTGAATATGAAGCAAAGCAACCTCAGTTAGAACCAAAACCAACTACAGCTGATCCACAAGGTTTAAGATATGCACATCCTGACAGACAAGAACCACCAGTATTAATACCACTTATACCCGATCCCTTCTCAACTGTTATCTATGCAGGTGATACTTATATTAATGTATTTTCACAAAATCATCAAAGATCAACTGGAAACATTGTAAGATTTAGAGGACCAACGGATGATACTGGATTTACAGATGTACAATCTTTTGATGGAATTACAGATATTTCAAATGCAAATGGATTTACAATTACAGTTGGAAAAATAGATTCATCTGGTATTATAACTGACACTACAAATTATTTTCATTTTGAAAGTGTTGATACAGCAACAATCGGAGGGGTATCAGGCGGCGGGGCGGAATGTTCTGCAGGACCAGTTACACTACAGGCTTAATATGACATATTCAGAATTAGTTACAAAGATTAGAGATTATACAGAAGTAGATTCAAACGTATTTACTTCAACTATTATTAATGGATTTATTGAAAATGCAGAATTTAGAATATTAAGAGATGTAGATTCTGATAATAACAGAAAATATTCAACCTCTTCTGTTATTGTAACTCAAAAGTATTTTAATACACCAGCAGATTTATTAGTTATAAGATCTGCACAAGTATTTAATACAGATGGAACTATATCTTTTTTAGACATTAGAGATATGACATTTATTAATGAATATAATCAAAGTAATACAACAGGAATACCTAAATATTATGCAAATTGGGATGAAGATACGGTAATTGTAGCTCCAACACCGGATCAAGCTTATACAATTCAATTAAATTATATCTTGAAACCAACTGGATTATCTAGTAATACTGCTACTACATATTTAAGCCAACAGTTTCCCAATGGTTTATTATATGCTTGCCTAGTTGAGGCGTATGGATTTTTAAAGGGTCCACAAGATATGTTGCAATATTATGAAAATAGATATAAGCAAGCTATCGAAGGATTCTCGTTAGAACAAATGGGAAGAAGACGAACTGATGAGTTTCTAGATGGAGAACCTCGTATAGCTCGTAAACCACAATAGGAGAAACAAGTATGGCTATTACACAAGCATTACCAAATAGTTTTAAAAAACAACTATTAGATGGTGATCATGATTTTTCAACTTTAGGTTCGGGTGGTGATAGGTTTAAATTAGCTCTTTATACATCAGCGGCTACATTAGGTGCAGCAACAACTTCATTTACAACAAGTGGACAGGTACCAAACTCTGGACAATACACTTCAGGTGGAGGAAAATTAGTAAATTCTGGAACATCAGTTGTATCAACAATCGCTTTTACAGACTTTGCTGATCTATCATTTACAGGTGTAACAATAACTGCAAGAGGAGCATTAATTTATAATACTTCTTTTTCAAATGCAGCAGTTGCAGTATTAAACTTTACAAGTGATAAAACAGCTACTTCAGGAACATTTACAATTCAATTTCCAGCTTTTACATCTACAGCGGCTATTATCAGAATCTCTTAATAGGAGTTATTAATATATTATGGCTCTTGTTTTAAAAGATAGAGTTCAGGAAACTACAACAACAACAGGTACTGGGACACTTACACTTAGTGGAGTGGTAGATGGTTTTCAATCATTTTCAGTTATTGGAGATGGAAATACAACTTTTTATTCTATAGTTTTTGGAGCTTCTTTTGAAATAGGAATTGGAACCTATACATCTTCTGGAACCACTTTATCTAGAGATACTATTTTATCCTCTAGTAATAGTAATAATGCAGTTAATTTCGGAGCAGGTACAAAAAATGTATTTGTAACTTATCCTGCTAGTAAATCAGTTAATCTTAATAGTAGTAATAATTTAGATTTAACTGGAGTTTCTATTATATCTTCTTCAAACGGAAATATTACACTAACTCCTAATGGAACAGGTGTAGTTGTATTAGATGGTTTATCTTATCCAACTGCTGATGGAACCATTAATCAAATTTTAAAAACTAATGGTTCTGGTGTACTATCTTTTGCTAATGAAGGAAACATTACGGTAGAAGGTAATTATTTTTCAAATTATAATGCCATTACAGCTGATAAAACAACCACTGTTGATAGTTCACAAAATGCATTCTTATATGGACCTATTACTGTTAATTCCGGTTTTACTTGGACTATTGCAAGTGGTAGTACATTAGCTATTATATAATGTTGTAATTATTATTAGAATAATGTAAGGTAAAATATGTCAAAAATTAAAGTAAATACAATTGAAGCATCCACTGGTAGTATAGTAGCAATAGGAACTAACCAAACTTTAGATTTAGCAGCAGGTACAACAACAACTGCACCTTTAGAATTTACTTCAGGAGCTTTTTTAACATCAGCTATAGCAGGAGCGGTTGAATATAACGGACAAATATTTACTTCATCTCCCGTAGCATTAAAAAGAGGATTAAGTCCATCTACAATGTTAAGATATAATACTGCTACAGTAACTATTACAGATACAGCAGCAACTTTACAAGATTGGTTAGGAACCGTTGATGTTTCAGTAGCTGCATCTACAGCTTATAGGTTTAAAGGATTTTTTAGAATGTCAAGAGCTGCTGGTGCAACTTCGCATACTGTTAACTTAGGATTTGGTGGTACTGCTACTTTAACTGCGATAAATTATTTTGTTACGGCTACAACAACTACAGGTGATGTTTTAGGAACACCACAAAATAGATTTATAGCCGTGTCTACAACAACAGCTATAACAGCAGCAAGTACTTCTACTACAGAAAACAATGTTGTTTTTATGGAAGGTACTGTGCAAATAAACGCTGCAGGAACATTTATTCCTCAAGTTGCATTCAGTGCTGCTCCTGGTGGAGCAGGTACGATTGCAGTTGGTGCTTATTTTGAAATGACTCCAATAGGTACAAACAGTGCTACAATAAATATCGGAGATTGGGCATAAAATTTAATTAAATAATATTATGTTTGGAATTTCAGCGTTTTCAGAAACTCCTTTCTCGTCTCTTCCACAATTTACATTAACTGGTCAACAATTAAACACCTCCGTAGGAAACGTTGTTTGTTTATTTGAAAAAGGTTGGGGTGTTCAAAATTGGGGAATAGTTCCTTGGGGACTAGGAAATGATGCTACCGCTGTTTTAACAGGGGAACAATTAGTTAAAGTTCTTGAAAGTAATATTGGAATTTCTGCAGGGGGCTCCGTTCAAATTCCTGTATTTGAAGATATACTAGATACAGCTTTAGCAAATGTAAGTATTGCATTAGGTATTCAACAAGATGTAACGGGTCAAGAATTAACAACAACTTTAAATTCAGTTACAGTTTTAGGAACCGCAAATGTTTCATTAACAGGGGAAAATTTAACAACTGTTTTAAACTCAGTTACAACTACAGCGGAAGCTAATGTTAATTTAACAGGTCAACAACTAACTACAGTTTTAGGAAATGTTGATCCAGCTTCAGTAGTTGAATTAACTGGTCAACAATTAACAACAACTTTAAACTCAGTTACAACTACAGCGGAAGCTAATGTTAATTTAATAGGGGAAAATTTAACAACTGCTTTAAACTCAGTTACAACTACAGCAGAAGCTAAGGTTAATTTAACTGGTCAAAGTTTAACGGGGGTAACTGGACAATTATTTGTAACAGCTTGGGCTAATGTAAATACTGGTCAAAATATAAACTATACAAATGTAAATACGGGTCAAAATATAAATTACGGAGACGTAAATACTGGTCAAACCATTACTTGGACTGATGTTGCAGCATAAATATAGAGTTGTACTAATTGATAAAAAATGATAATTAAAATAGTTAAAATAAGGAATTGATATGGCATCAAGTTATTCTACAGATCTTAAACTAGAACTCATGGTTACAGGCGAAAACGCCGGTACCTGGGGAGATAAAACAAAT